AGACGACGACTCACTTTCGTCTTTGCGAAAATAAGGGTCATCTCCGGCTGTCTGCAATGGCTGGAACTCTTCGGGTCTCACACCCTGTACTCTGTCCCATCCATGCAACGCCAAACCTAACGCCATGACACCGTCATCGTGCAACCCTCTGGGTGCTTCGTATTTGACGCCGCTTGACGTATAGGTGTACTCAAAGCTCTCCAGTTCGTTAATCAGCCAAGGCTCGTCCGGAATCGTTAGCTCCTTGTTCTGGAACGCGGCAATCAGCCGCTGCATTAGCCTGAGCTTATTCGGTCCCGTGAAGACGAAGCCAGCAATCAGGTGACCGCTGTCCTGGAGGTCCGACACAATCGCGTCACCAACACCAGTAGCGTCCACAATCGCTGGCGTGTCCCTGACCAAGTCCTGAACGCGCTCCTTCGTAACCGCCCACGGGGCCTGCCAACGCTCCAATCGAACCACGCGCTGCCACGCGTCCATGCCTACGGCAACCGTGAAGTCCTGAGCCCTCGCCAAGTCCACGCCCCAGACGACGACCGGCGCGTCGCCAACCTCGCCGATGGCTTCCTCGATCTTCTTCAACCCAAACGGGTTCGCGCCGTCATCGAGCGGGATCCCCTCAAACTCCTGAGAGAACACTTCCGCTGGCAGCTCCTTGCGAGCTTCCTCGATCTCTTCCGGCGGGATGTAGGGGTTCTCCAACGTCGAGGCACGGAAGCTCTCCCAGTTGGGCTCGTCGTCTTGCAGCCCACGGTTGAACATGGACATGAATCCATGTCGGCGTCCCTTGGGCGTGCCCAAGATCAACGCGCCACCACGCAGGTCGGCAAGCGTAGGACGAATGGCTGCCTGCCATGTCTCCGTCAGATCCTTGACGATCCCCGCCTCGTCGATGACGACCAGTGCATACTTACGACCACGGGCAGGGTCTTGAGTGTCCAACGTCCAGACTTCTATAACGCCACCCGTTATAAGCTCGACGCGCTTCTCCTGCTCTGAGACGCGCTCGGCAACCGGACCAAGTCTCTGCACGATCTCGCGCCAAGCCTCCAGCGCGTACTTGTAGCCGGGGGCGAACCAGCCCACAGGCTGACCGTCAATGGCCGCCTTGCACGCCGTGGTAATACCCAGCGCAGTCTTACCAAAACGACGACCGCACATCACGACGCGAAACCTTGCGTCGCTTTCTGCGATCTTGAGCTGCCCCGGATGCAACTTGTGGAGCTTGATCTCAATCGGACCTGAGCCCTCAGACCTCCGCTTCGGTCTCGCCATCGTCCTCGCCTAGAATCTCCGCTTCCAAGATCTCCGCGACCTCGGGGTCGCAGTCTTCACAGTAGCGGTAGCGAACTCCGTTGACCACCTCTTCCGTCAACTCTCCACGACAGCCATCGCAGAAGTGTCCACGAAACGCACCCATTGCAATCTCCTCTCAGGTTAGCTATTTTATCCGTGCGGCAAGAAGCCGTGGGGGCTCTCCAGTGCGCGACGGTGATGGGAAGTAACCTCCCGAACCTAGCGACGGATAGCAATCCCTACCTCCGTTAGTTACAGCGACCGGACTGAGTTTTCGTCCGTTAACGAGATACACTAAAATTCTCGTTGTCGTGGGGGGTAGGGGGGATCCGTACGCTTAGGATCCGGGAAGTAGTTAACTGCCGCGAACGTCGATACAAGAAACAATCAGTCTCCAGTTGGCGAAGCCAACGAGCCGAAGGCTCTAGAGTGAAACTTCTCGAAACGCGTTAACGGCCCGCAACAAGCTTCTTCGCCGTAGACGCCGCCAACGCTTTCTTCTCCGGCTCTTCTTCGACGACGCGAATCTCGACCGTCTGCTTCCCCTCCTGCTGGATCAGCTGCTTATCACCGAACTCGCGTGGGTTCATCTTCGTCGCAGCCCACTGAAGCGCGTCAATCTTCAAACGATCCGACGACGCTGACACGTTCGTAGCCGCCCTGGCCACCCGCAGCGCCTCCTCCGCCAGCGACTGCGCCATCAAAGCACGCGCAGCTAGATACTCCCAGAACAGATCCTCGTCTCTGGTGATCCAACGACGCAGTGTACCTTCGGTGACGTTGTAGTCGGCAACCGTCTCCGACAGCGTCTTCCCCTCCGACATCCCCTCGAACACCGCCTCGACCACCGCGTCACGCTCCTCCACCGTCCACTCCCGCGACGACTTCTGCGAACGACGCAGGTCATACCTCAATTCCGTGTTTTCCAACGTGCCCTCTCCAATTCAGGGTGACGTATTCAACACCAAACTACACTTTTCCACAACTTTTCCACAACCTGTTGTCACTCAAATTTCTAGCCGTTGTCATTTATGCCCCTTTCTCCGCTCTCACGATGCCTGATACGTATGTAGCGGGATCGGGGGCGGGGTATACCCCCCACCCCCCTATCCTTGAAGCTTCGACGTTTCAAGCTGCGACCTTTCAAACTTGAAACAAATTACTTCAAGCTTCAAACGTTTATCCTTCAACGGCACGAGCGTCGCATGTGTGTCGAAGTGACACGCTCCGCAAGCCTGAAGGGTAGAGCACAGACAACCTATAGAGAGGGCACGAGTGCACGAGCTGCAAGCTAACGAGTGAACGAATAAGGCCAACGCAAGCGAAACAGCGTCACTGTAAGTCATTGCAATTTATAGCACTTGCACGCTGTTACAATTCAAGCCCTTGCAATTGCGAACGTGTTGTGTAGCTTGATTGCAAGCGGGGCGAACAGGTCGCAACGCATAACAGAAAGAAACGGGGGTAACATGAAACACGCACTCACGATTGAAGGCGACAAGATCACGCGTGTTGAAGTAGCCTACACGTGGGCCGATCTCTTGCCGGGAATGCTTGCGGTTATCGCAAACCCCGAGGCTTCGTTTGATGGCCGCACAATGATAGAGGGGGAGCTAATGCGAATGGCCCGCGCCGCTGATCTATACGTCCAGTACCGCAAGGCGGGCGGCGAATAATTCAACCCGGGGGGCGGGCACTCTCGCCCGCTCCCCGCACACCACGAATCAACGGGGGGGAATCATGCAGGAACTCGCTAAAATTACGCTGCTGTCAGAGTCACGGGACGCCCACGGGCGCAAGGTTACGCTGTCTCACTGTCCCGCCGGGCTGTATGTCGCAGGCGCCGGAGCGCGCCAGCAGGAGCGCGACAGCTATTTAGCAACCCGCCACATGCCCGACGGCACCACATGCGGGCGCTACTACCGCAAGGAGTCTGACGCCCGCGCACATTTTGCCCGTTTGCGTGGCGTCTAACCTATCACAGGGGGTAGTGTCATGAAATACCGCAAGGCAGTTACCGTGTCAGAAGCGTACGAAATTGGGTGGCATAATTTGCAGCGGGGTCAGTACATAGACAACGGGGCAACGTGGGGGCGGTATGTAGGAGTTACAGAGTCAGGCCGTAGCGTTTGGGTTATCTGGCAAGGCTCAAATGGTTGGGGGGGCGAGCTTCAAAACACCTTCAACGCCACATGCCGAAAGCATTGGAACGTGCGGCCTCGCAAGCTTAGCCACTAACCATACCAACGGGGGGCGGGGTATCGCCCGCCCCCTACTCACCACAACGCACGGGGGGTGCAGCATGTACCATGTGACGAAAGTTTCGACGAACCAAAAGACGGGACCGATCCCGGTCACCACGTCAACGCGCGAGAATTGCCCGGACGCTTGCCCATTCAAGGGCGCGGGTTGCTATGCTGACTCCGGGCCGCTGAAACTACACTGGCGCGAGGTTACGGACGGAAGGCGCGGGGGAACGTGGGACGATCTTTTGAAGGCCGTCCGCAGCTTCAAACGTGGTCAGCTCTGGCGGCATAATCAGGCGGGGGACCTTCCGGGGGATCGCGTGAGGCTTGATGCCGAAAAACTGGCAGAGCTTACCGCTGCAAATCGTGGGCGCATGGGCTACACCTACACACATTATAGCCCGAACATATACGCCAACCTTGCTGCGATTCGTGCAGCGAATGCCGGGGGATTCGTGGTCAACATATCAGCCAACGGCCTGCACGAGGTCGACGAACTCTGTGACTTGGGGGGTGCCCCAGTCGTGACAGTGCTACCCGAAGACGCGGACAGATCGAAGAACCCTGACGCGCCCAAAACCTACACAACAGAGAAAGGGCGGCGGGTTGTGCTCTGCCCGGCAACCTATCGGGAAACGTCGTGCGCGGATTGTGGGCTCTGTGCCGTGCCGTTAGAGCGTCGACCCTACGTTATCGGGTTCCCGGCACATGGTACCAGTAAACGCAAGGCAAGCGAGGTTGCACGGGGGCGCGCCCTTCCGGTAGTGAACGCGGCGTAAACCAAACAACACAACACAAGGGGGCAGCATGAAACGCAATTTGAAACGGGCTATATCTCAGCTCAGAGAGACACGCCAGGGGCAACCATTGAGCGAGTGGACACAATGGGCGCGGGGGGAAACTCTAAGGCTGTTCGATGAGCTGTGCGACTGTTTCAGCGACGACAAGAGCGACGAGGAGCTATGCTCCAAATTAGAGCGAGGGTTGCCCGGAATCGTTGACAGTGTCGTCAACCTGCACGATGACGAAAGCCTCTGGCATTGGTTCGTTTCTGAGGGCCCGGCTTACGTCGACGACGTGGCGGAAATGTTCTACGAAATTTCGTCGGCCCATCCAGAGCGGCAGGACTTTTTCTATGTGTTGGGCGCGGTTCAGTATCAGGCCGTCCGTGAGGTGGCCGAGGGACTTTTGAACACCATTCAAACAAACGCCAACGCGTAAGGGGGGGACAATGTACGGGCAAGACATTGAGTTTCTGGCACTGGTTTATCTGGTCATCATGGCATTGATCGGTGCAGCTGCCTTGCTTGAATGGTTGGCGAACCGCAAGGATTGACAACAGCAGGGCGCAATTGCAAGTTAGGGAGGGGGTCGGGAATGCGCCCGGCTCCCGCTAAACCGAAGCACAAGGGGGTTGATATGTATTACAACGAACAATGCGAACACGGGCACTCTCAGTGCTCCGATACGTCGGGCGGCCCTTGCTCGTGTATGGAATGGGATGAGCGGGCCGACAGGGTAGCGCGAAACTTTCAGGCAGTGCTCTCAGAAATGCTCATGCCGGAGGAACTGGGCAAGGTGCGGGCACTAAACGCGGCGGAGCCTGGCCTTTCGGTCTGTCACTCTCACGACTTCTGCGACACCGACGAAGCAATGCGGGAGGCTTTTGCAAGGTCTGGTGAAGATATGCGGGAGGATGACGGGCTGCGGGATGTTGCGTTGGATCTGTCGCTTGAATTCTTGGGACGTCAACCAGACACAAGGGAGGTGTGACATGAACGACGAACCGATCCAGTTGACGGAGGGGGAGCGCCAGTGGATGGCTCAGGAGATTGCAGACAAGGAGACGGAGTCGGCGAGCATTGGGGATCTGGAGGTGTTCTTCAACAGCTACTGGTACGAGCACTACGCAGAGAGGCTGACCGACGAAGAACTACGAGACCTATACCTTGAGACTTTTGTAAGGGGGCAAGAGCCATGAGTGACATGGAAAAGCGCATCACAAGGGAAGCGGTGGAGCATCTCATCTCTGCCTCGAAGATGGCTTACTTCGCAGTGGGTGAGATTGATAGCGCAGCAGGTTCAATGTGGGCGCACGTCGACGGAGAGGATCGCCTTGATGGCATGGAGGCTGACGTGCTGACGCAGAAACTTGAGCGCATCTCGCACGAACTCTACCGCTTGCAGTACGAACTCGCAGCGTTGTCTCTGGAGGTGTGGCCGTGAGTGGGGTTCAAGAGGTGCGCCGCCTGGCGTTGGTGGAGGCGATCAAGGAGAGTGGGCTGTCACCCGCTGACTTCTGCGCCAAGTACCTTGCGAGGGATCGGAGCACGATCTATCGGTGGCTCTCTGGCGACCGACCGATACCCTCTGTCGTGGCCGACTGGCTCGACGCACATGCACCTGAACTGATGGAGGTGGGTCATGACTAAGCCGGAGGATCACCTGATGGCGTGGCTTGTGCGTAGGATCGACGAAGCTGCGGAGGTGCGCCGGAACGACTACGCTGCGCTTTCGCATGGGGGCGCAGGGTTCGAGGAAGGCTACCGCATGGGGCATGAGGAGGCCCTGCGTGACGTGCTCGACATGGTGGCGCAGACGTGGAGGATTGAGGGCGATGCGTGACGGAGACGAATACGACGACTTCCTGGAGGACATTGAGGAGGCGGTGCGCGAAGCGCGCTCAGAGGAGATGCTGCTTCGCTCGATGGGTGATGATATGGGGGCAGCTCGTGCGCGGATGAGGTACCATCGCCTGCGGGAGGAGCGGGACCGTATGAAGAAAGCATCCGATGCCGTGATGCTGAGGGAGTTCGTGGTGGAGCTGCAACACATCAGATCCAATCGTCTCAACAGGACGTGGAAGAACCTTCACAAAAAGGCCAGGGGGTTGAAGTGACTGAGCACATGCTGATGGCAGGGTTTGTTATTTGGCTGATTGCTGCGGCTTTGTATATCTTGGACACCATTGTGAGCATCGTGAACAAGCTCGACTGAGGATCGCTGCTTGGCAGAGTTCAGCTTCAAGTTTCGAACACATCGTCCAGCCAACAGGTTGGAATGGTGGGGGCCACCGATGGCCCGAAGATTCCCTCTCCGACTCCGTGAGCTTGCCAAGCGAG